AAAACTATGGAAAAGTTTTATACAGATGTTCAAGCAACTGGCAATGGTTTCTTAGAAATTGGTAGAACAGTAACTGGTGAAATTGGATATGTTGGACATATACCAGCAACAACAGTTCGTGTTCGTCGTTTGCACGATGGCTTTGTTCAAATTATTGGAAACTCTGTAGTTTATTTTAGAAACTTTGGGGCTAAAAATCCAAATCCAATGACTAACGATGCACGTCCAAATGAAATTATTCACTATAAAGAATACTCTCCATTAAACACATTTTATGGTATTCCAGATATTGTTGCTGCTATGCCATCACTTATTGGTGATCAACTAGCCTCACAATACAACATTGATTACTTTGAAAATAAGGCAGTCCCAAGATATATTGTCACCCTAAAAGGTGCAAAACTATCCTCAGATGGTGAAGATAAAATGTTTAGATTCCTACAAACTGGACTTAAGTCTCAGTCACACAGAACTCTTTATATCCCACTTCCTGGAGATAGTGAAAACAATAAGGTTGAGTTTAAGATGGAGCCAATTGAAAATGGCATTCAAGAAGGATCATTTAAAGAGTATCGGAAGCAAAATCGTGATGATATCCTAATTGCACATCAAGTCCCAATCTCTAAACTTGGTGGAGCAGATTCTGGCATTGCAGCGGCATTATCGCAAGATCGTACCTTTAAAGAACAAGTATCTCGTCCAGCACAGAAACATCTTGAGAAGGTTGTTAATAAGATTATTCGTGAAAAGACAGATATTCTTGAACTTAAGTTTAATGAGTTAACCCTTACAGATGAAATTGCTCAGTCTCAAATTATTGAGCGGTATGTAAAGACACAGGTTATGACTCCAAACGAGGCTCGTGAAAAGTTAGATCTTCCACAAAGAGCAGACGGAGATGAACCATTTGTAATGTCTCCAAGACAGGCAACCGATACAAGGGCTAATTCGGCAAGGAATCGTCAAAGAGATGCAGAACGAACAAATAATAACTCTGACTCTACTACAACCATCTCTGGTCGTAATCCACAAGGTGAAGGTCGCTCATCTCAATAAATGAGATAAGCATAAAAACATTTGGTATAATGGATAACGATATGTTAATAAATAAGGCTTCTTGGGAAACTAGTGGCGACAGCGTTCGCTTATCAATGCCTATTGGCAAAGTCGATGTAGAACGTCGCATGGTCTCTGGCTTTGCTACTTTAGATAATATTGATAAACAAGGTGACATTGTAACAACAGAGTCAAGCATTCAGGCATTTAAAAATTTTAGAGGCAATCTACGTGAGATGCATCAGCCATCCGCGGTTGGAAAGATTGTATCATTTAAAGAAGATCGTTATTTTGATCCATCAGTTAAAAAGTTTTACAGTGGAGTATATGTTTCAGCATATGTTTCAAAAGGTGCACAAGATGCATGGGAAAAAGTTTTGGATGGAACATATAAAGGTTTTTCTATCGGCGGTAACATTAAGAATTGGGACGATGCATTTAACGAAGAATTAAACAAGAGCATTCGTATAATTAAAGAATATGATCTATTTGAGTTGTCATTGGTAGATAATCCAGCAAATCAATTTGCAAACATTGTATCTATTGAAAAAGTAGATGGTAAAAATGTTGTTGGTGGATATCTTTCAAAGGCAGAAATTGAAAATGTATTCTGGGATTCAGAAACAGGAATTGTTATGGTTTCAGAGTCTGAAAACGAAACAAGCCCTACATCAGGAAAAGCAATGCAAAATATTGGCTTTATTGAAAAGGGAGATAGAGATAATATAGAAACACTAAAGTTCTTAGTTGATAGTGCTAAAGGCATTAGTACAATTAAGATTACAAAGGAGGTTAGTCCTATGACTGAAACAACAGAAGCAGTGGTTGACGCTGCAGTTGAAGAAGTACAGGTCGCTCCAGAGGCACAGCCAGTAGCAGTTGAAGAAACTGTTGCAGTCGCTGAAGAAGCACCAGCAGTTGAAGAACTTGCTCTTGCTAAATCTAGCGATGGTGGTGCAGATTCTTCCGTTGAAAAAACAGAAGAGGGAGAAGTTGTTGCAACTGAAACTGTTGTAGCAAAGTCTGATGAAGTAATTGTTGAGGCAGTTACAGAAATCAAGAATTCTCTTACAAATGCCTTTGGCGATTTAGCAACAACCGTTAAGTCTCTTCATGAGCAAATTGTTGCATTGAGTAAATCTCTTAACACCGTATCAGATGAGGTTAATGCCGTATCTGATGAGGTAAAAAATGTTAAGGGAGTTTTTAATGAGTTTGGTAAGCGAGTAGATGCCGTAGAGCACGACACCGCTTTCCGCAAGTCTGGCGATCTAGGCGAGATCGTGCAGTTTGAACCGTCAAAAGTTCAGAAATCCCTATGGGGCGGTCGTTTCCTCACATCAACCGACCTATTTAACTAAAGTATAAAATCACTAGGAGGTGAAAATAATGTCGGAACAAAATAAAGACCTAGAAAAAAACTATCCAGGTGCTAGCGCAGGCGCTGAAATTAACTCAGCAGGCTCATTCGTATCTGGTGGTGTTGGTAGTGCAACAGGTTTAGACTCTGCAGGATCATCTGTAGGTTCTCAACTTGGTAACACTGCTACTGCAGCATTCGGATCAACATCTGGAGCAAACGCAGTAAACCCAACAGGCGCAGCAGGTGGTATTCTAGCACCAGAGCAGGCTCGTAGATTCATCGACTATGTGTGGGATGCAACAGTTCTCGCTAAAGATGGTCGTAGAGTTACAATGCGTGCTAACACAATGGAAATCGAAAAGGTTAACGTTGGAGAGCGTGTTATCCGTGCAGCCGCACAAGGCGCACCAGATTACACAAACATTGGTGCAACATTTACTAAGGTTGAACTAACTACCAAGAAGATTCGTCTTGATTGGGAAGTATCAACTGAAGCACTAGAAGACAATATTGAAGGTGGAGCACTTGAGGATCATTTAGTTCGCTTAATGACCAATGCATTTGCTAACGATATTGAAGACCTTGCTATTAATGGTCTAGGAACAGGCGCAGATGCCTTCCTTTCCATCATGGCTGGATTCGTAAAGCAAACTCGTGGAACAGTAGGAAATGCTGCTCACGAATATGCTGCAACAGTTTCAGACAACAACTACACTACATCAGTAATGCAAGGCTTGCTATTAGCAATGCCTCGTAAGTATCGTGCACTTAAGAGCAATCTTAAGTTCTACGCAGGTACTGATGCTTTTGCTGGTATTGTTCGTAACAACGGTACACTTGCAGACGCTATTTCTTCAGCATTCGCTGACAGAGTTGGTAGCACACAAGCAAACCGTCAAGAATTCCTTGATGGTGGAGCACAGACACTAGGTAACTCACGTACAACTCGTGTACTTGGTGTAGATGTTCTAGAAGTTCCTTACTACCCTGCAGGTTATGTCGATTTGACATTCCCTCAGAACCGTGTATGGGGTTTCCAGAGAGACATCACTGTAAACCGTGAATACAAGCCAAAGAAAGATACAATTGAGTACACAGTATTTGTACGATTTGGTATCCAATGGGAAGAACTAGATGCAGTCGCTTATGTCGACTCAGATAGCGCTGATTCCTAAGATCTAAAAGATCAAATATTAGGGCGGGTAGCGTAAAAAACTACCCGCCTTATTCTTATTCTGGTATAATTACAAATAAGCATAGGAGAATTATGAATTTAACAATGGAAGAATTATCAACTAAAACCGTAATGGCGTTAAAGGCATATGCAAAGAAAAATAACATTGAACTATTTGAAGCAAATACTAAACTTGAAATCTTAGAAATTTTGGCTAGTTGGATTCCACCAAAAGAAACAGAGGAGCAAGTTCAAGAGGCAGGCAAGACAAAAAGTATGATTAATAAAGTAGCACTATACTCAGAAAGAAACCTACATATGGATAACTTAGGTGCTCTAAAGATAGGATACAACATAGTCTCAAAGGAGGCATCGGAAAAGTGGCTAACACACAAACTGGTACGTATTGCACCGCCAGAAGAAGTAGCCTCATATTACGGTAAATAAAAATG